CTTTAAGTTTGTGCTACTCTAGAAGATTTGCCACGATTGGCTACTTGCTCGGCTCTAGCTTTGAAACTGGTATCAGCCATTGGGCCAACCTCATCTCCAGTTTCCATATTAACTAAAGTCGGATTTTGTAAGAAGCCCTGACGTTCCATCTCTTCTTGAGTCCAAATATGTACATGCGAACCACAAGGAAAGTAAACATCCCATCCAGCGTCCACTTCTATCTCTGTATGATCAAAGCCACCAAGTAAGATTTTATTACCTTCCTTGTTTAAGACAGGTTCCCCCTTTTTATCTAACTTAACTTTAGAGGTGACAACCGGCCTCATTCGCTTTCCTTCGATCTTATGTATTTCAAAACGTGGCTTAATGATTTGGTCCATCCCCTTCTCTCCTTTATTAGATGTTTACGAGTTTATGAGGACAGCATGTGTACGGAATGCTTTCCATAAGCACCATTGTCCTTGCCAAACTATCCTGCGACCATGAGCATCAATAGTCCAAGGAGCAACTAACTCCTTAACCTTCATATTGACATGCTTGAGGATATGTAGACGAAGGAACTTACTATTAATGAAGAATGCTTTATTAACAGGACAGTCTTCATCGTACATCATTGGAATGTTCTGATGCTTAACACCAGAGAAACCCAAGTCCATCATCTTCTTACCAGAGTTAGATTCTGATAGGTTAATGACTACCTTATCTCGTACCGCCGTACGATAGTGCCGATACAAATTACGGCCAGTAAGGATAACATCGGGCTTGTCACCTTTAAGTGTCAAGTCCATTAAGATATCGTCGAAGGCCTCTTCGATGTTAGTGCTATCAAGGTTGCCATTGAAATCATAGGTACTAGTGCGCCATTGACTTTCATTAGCACGGTTAATATTACCAACTGTACCTGTAGTTGGATCATCAGGAATAAGCAATCCAAGACCTTGGGGGTCAGTGCCAGCACCAGAAGCGTAGAGATATTCACTAAACTTCTCTTTAATGCTTTCTTCAAGAACGTCGATTTTAGCCTTCATCAACTTAAAGATTTGAGCCGCGCCTTGGTTCTCATCTTCTTCTTGATCAGAAATCACTACAGAACCAGCAACACGCGCCCAATTATATGTAACAGTGTCAAATTCGTTAGTCTGAGCGATGGGCTGTTCGTCATAGTATTCATAAGAAGTAATGTTAGGATTACGCCCCAACGTCAACGGGTTCGTAATATCATGGCCACCATCCTCAAATTCAACTCGATTGTTAGCAAAAGCCCAAGCCATAAGAGCATTAGACTTAATAGAAGCAAGAATTAGCTTCTTACGTGAACGAGTAAGAGTTGACTCTAAGACTGTGGCGATAGGGGTACTCGCCATTTAACTCTCCTAAATTTGTATTCCAGCTTCACGCATGGCATCTTTGATGATGTCACCCGTAGAAGTATTTACATCGGCTACCTGCGCCTTATTTGTGACATTAGCAGGAGAAGTCCCGCCTTCAGGTAACTGTTGTTGCGTACTTGCGCGAGAACCATTTGCTTCAGCTGCATTAGCTTCTCGCTTTAAGGTTTCTATGGATTTCGTCCAGTTTAGGTTATTGTGTAGATACCAGTTCTGGAGTTTTAAATATCGTCTTTAAGAAGTCGGGCGAGAGAGGTTTCATGTACAGCAGCATCGGGATATTTTGTACTAAATTCGTTATAAATCCCTAGTGCTCGATCATTTGCAGCTTGTGTGTCTGCCCTCTCTGTATGCTCTGCAACTAACGGTTTTAACGCTGTATCAAGCATTTGCTGTATGGCATCCATATTCGTACCACCAGCACCATGAAGTATTGCATCTACATTATGCCCTGAAGCTTGGGCTTGTGTCAACATATATTGTATGGTTTCTACAGGACTTTCTTTGTACGCAGAAATGAGTTGTGCGCCAGTTGTCACCTCTTCCGGTGTGAGGTTGTATTGTGTACTTAATGTTCCTGCATTATTAACCGCCTCTAACTGTGATCTAAGTACTGCTACTTCATTGGCCAAATTACTAGCACGATTGCCTTCTTGTATTGCTTTCTCGTAGAAACGCCGCTCTCTACCAGCAACCGCGATAACTTTCCCGTCTCTACCTACTAAGTCTTGGGGACCACCAGTCGTCTTTTGTTGCTGGTCATTACCGCCTTTGCCAGTATCTTGCTGACTACTGGTTGTTGATATCTCGCTTGGAGTCGTTGTTTCCGTCGCAGTACTGACTTCGCCATCTTGGTTGTCAGTTGGCGCATCACCTTCTCCTATATCATTAAGTATACCTTGATCCGTAGAAACTACTTCTTCAATATCGTCTGCCATTGGTCATCCCCTTCTATTGTGGTCGTGTACCTTGCTGTTGCTGTGCTGCTTGTTGCATCTGCTGCATAGCACCTTGCAAGGCTTTCTGTGGTGAAACTCCTGATTGAACAGCACTTTGTACTTGTTGCTTCAACTCTGGAGGTAGTTGTGCCAGAATTTGTTGTAACTGTTCAGGACTAGCTGTACCAATATCGTTTTGTCCTCCTGGTTGTCCTTCAGCGGGAGGTTGTTCCACTCCAGATTGTTGTTGTATCGCTGCTGTTATTTCATCCCAGTCCTCTTCTCGCATAGTAACTTCATCAAATGCCTTTTGCATTACTTGAAGCATGATCTTTAATACAGGACCAGGGGCAGCATTAACAAACTGACCTAATACTTGTCCAAACTCTAATGCCTCTTCCTTTTTAGCAGCACTAGTTGGTTTCTTCGTAGTACCACCTATTACTTGTTGTGAGAGAGAAGAGATTTCCTCTGGAGACATATTCTCCCATTCCCCTCCTTCTTCTCCAATGAGAGCCATTACTTGTTCTTTGGTCATATTCAATAGACAAAGTTGTGCTATTCCCCAATAGATGGCACCAATCCAGTCTTCAATCTGATCACTCTTTTCGTCTACTCGCATATTGGCTGCTTGTGAGTTAACTTGAACAGCGGCCTTGTTAGTATTCGTTTTAAACTGTTCTCCACGCATGACAGTACCAACAGAAGAGATGCGATCTACTGCTCTATAATAATCCTCTTTATCAAACATCTTTTCAAATTGAATAGACGGAGGTGGTATAGAAGCAATTAAGTCTTGTAACCTAGTATCTGGGGGAACATCAAGTGGTCTAGCAGTTCCATCATCACCATTGAGTACAGCCGTTGCATCTTCTTGTGATACTAGATTCTTGTTATAAAATATATTACGCCTTGCCCATTTGCGCCAACGCCGTTTCTCATCGGTGATTTCATTGATAGCATCTTGTTGGTCCAAGTAATATGATACCTCACCTTTAGTAAGTGGTCCACTAGGACTTTCAAAGAACGTAAGTGGGTAGAATGGAAAGAACGTATCTAGTTGTAATGGATCATCCCACACCCAAATAGGCCATGTCCAATCTTTAGAATTAAACATTAACACCCTACGCGTTACTTTATCCCATACCATATACACTTTAGTCATCTTGGCTTTTTCAAATGCTTCATCATTATTGAAGCCAAAGGACTTAGCAGTTTGGTCTTTATCAGTGTGAAAGATACTAAAGTTGTCAGCACTGTTGTTCTCAGTATCATCACCTTCAAGAGTAGCCTTCATTACATGGGTTGGTTGATAAACAGACTTGTATTCGCCAGTCTTACCTTTCTTCTTAGCATACTTGGCCAAAATGAATTGAGTGGGTATAATGTCCTCTTCTATTAGCCAATTAGCATCCGATAAGTCAATCTCCTTTGCATTAGGGTCTACCATAATCTCGAATGGTGATTTAACCTTAGCAAGGGGGCCAGGAGGCTGTAGTATGTCAATACTATCTTCTAGTGCCTGTAACTTGCCTTCTATTTCCGTTATCTGCTTAGAGTCCTTGGCCTTGACTAATTGTTTGGCTAATACTTCTAAATCGGCTAAGGCTTGTTCACTGCTTTCTTGTTTAGCAGTCCAACCAATTTTAATCCAAGCTCTGTTAGTAAGGAGACAAGTAACAACACAACGTTTTGCTTTAGGCTTAAGGTTAATTCCCGGTGCTGCTTTACGTCCACCAAGCACATTGACAAGACGTTCTGTAATCGTTGCAAGCCGCTTTTTGCTTTCAATATTTGAAGTGAACTCGGCTTCTGGGTTTCTTGAGTACAACGCTGGAACCATTGTCGTAACATTCGCAAATACGACATTCTCTGTCTCCGTTATATTATTATTTAGTCTCTGGTTCCCAAGTGTATTACCAGACGCATGTTCTTGTGACACTCTATGAGCCGATTGATCATTCTCAAAGTAACGAATAGCTTCATTCCACAATTCTCTAACATCTTTAGTGTGATGGAGTGATTGTGAAACGCGGGACTTCCATACTTTACCAGTGGCTTTAGAGACAGGTATCTTACTATCACCTATAACCTGGTAAGTAGGTTCTCTACGTTTACGACTACGTTTCTTAGGAGCACTATCACCAAGAGAGGCATCTATATTCGCATCTACTTCTTCTGGGATTTGGTCAGCCATCTGAGAACC